GCACCTTGAAGTCGGCAGCGCAGCCGAGCCGGTGCTGACTGGTGTCTTTGCTGCCCACTGCGTCATTGACCAGCTTTGTGCGCAGGCCTGAGCTGATCATGATCGGCTTTCCGCCCATCACCACCTTTACCTGCTCCAAGAAGTCAGCCAGGCGGGTCAGGTTGGCCAGCTCGGTGTCATTGGGGCTGTTGTCCCAGCCGTTGCGTTCAGCGGTCTCTGAGGCCGTCAGCTCTTCCAGCGTGAAGTGAGGGGTCAGGTTCATTTTGTTGTCCTGGAGAGGATGTCAGTCTTGGCTTGGGAGCCTGCCGAGCTGCCGAAGTAGTAGGCAATGATTCCAGTCCAAGCCGTGCCCAAGCTGCCCAGCATCATCAGAATGGCCGGGTTGCTGCTGTCGATCTGGTTGAAGAACATCATCACCATGATGCCAAAAAAGCCAATGGTGACTGCGCCAGCCAAGATGGGGGGCATCATTGATCGGGTGGTGGCCTGCATCTCTCTGGCGCTCTTGCGGTCCTCGACCTCCAGCTTTTCAAAGTTCAGGCCCAGCTCTTGCGCTTGCTTTTGCAGCTCGATCTCAGCCAGCTTGACCTGGGCGATCTGCTCGGCTGACAGTTTGTTGTTGGCGATGAGGTCGCCCACCTTGGCCTCGTCCACGCCAATGGCCTTGGAAATGGCTGAGACGGCCATGCCTGCCAGTGGCCCCCCAAGTGCGGTGGCAATGGTGGGAGCGATTTGTTTGAGCCAGTCCATGATTACCCTTTCAAATCAAAACTTAGGTTGGGGTGGCGGGGATACTGCACAACGCGCTCACCCTCGGGGCACTTGTACTTGATCGTCGCCAGCAGGGTGGCCTTGCCATCAGCAATTTTCTCTTTCTGCACCATCGTCAATTGGTATGTAAAGGTGTCAATCTCTGGCCCTGCTGGGCCGCTGAACTTGCTGGCCGTGGTGGTTGCCTCATGCACCATGCCTGCTGCGTCTCTGATGCTTGGGGTGAAGCTCTCGACAGAGCAGTCGTCACGCTTTTTAATTCTTGCAACCGTGACGGTGATCGGCTTCCCTGCCTCAGCCACGATCTTGAAGTTCTCAGGCGACCACTCAATGATCGCCCGGTCAAACCAGCCAAACTTGTCGGCTAGAGTGTAACTGCCGCCAAGCGCAGCAACACTAGCAGCAACTGCTCCAATGGCTTTGGTCAGGTCAATCATCAAACCCCCAGCATCTTTTTCAACATCTCCGCAGCAAAGCCTGGGCCGAGCAGCGTGACCGCGATCAGCGCATAGAGGATGTACTCAATGCGGGTCATGCGCTTACTGCCCGACTCAAACGACTTTTGGATGGCCTCATACCGCAGCGCACAAATTTCTTCGTGCGTGTGCAGTCGTGCATCGGTCTCATCAATCTGCGCCATTACATGCCCTCGCCCTGCACAATAAAGACGGTGGATGCACCAGCAGGGGCCAGGCCACTGAAGAACGACTCACGCCCAAAGCGCAGCACCTCAACGGCACCAGGCACTAGCACAATCGCGGCTGACGGTGTGCCAGCAATAGGAGCCACTGCATTGGCCGTAGCGATTGCAGCAGTTGAGCCAATGCCCAAGAACACCGTGTTGGCGCTTGAGTTAATGATGCGGTACTGGCCTACGGCCTGGGCATCAAAGCGTGCGTCAACCAGTGCCTGAACGCCCGTGGAGGCCGCAGCCGCAGCAGGGATGACAACTGTATTGCCAAGTGGGGCAAATGCGATTTGGCTGTTTTGTGCCATATCAAACTCCTTGTGCAGCGATGGCTGCTTTGTAGGCTGCAATCACGCCAGCAGTGTGCAGGGCCGCGCAGACGCCTTGGACACGGGTGTCTTCGCCGCTGTAGTCATCGCCGGGGGCGACAACGTGGCGGTGGAACGTGCCGCTAATCTGCTTGCCGTCTTCCATGATGGCAGTCTTGGTGCGAACCTGCACGCAGCCGTTTTCGAGGACTTCAATCAGATCAACAACTACAATTTTTTCAAGCATGTTATTTCCTTGTTTCCAGCCTGACCATCCAGTCAGGCATTAAGTCTGGTGGGCCGCACCAGTACGGTTATTTAACCCAAGGCAAAATGGGATCGGATTTTCGTGGGGTCAACTGGCGTTCAATCTGACCGGCAACTTGCGCCTCGCCCTCGTCTTTTAAATGCTTGGTGGTTAACTGTTCCACCTTGTCTGCACCCACCCAAGTAATGACTTCAGGTGCAAAGCACCAGTCAAGCACTTGCTGTTCTGTCAACTGCTCGTAAGGAATAAATGTACTCCCACGTTGCAAATTTCTTGAGTATTGAGCAGAGGCTTTTAAATTGTTCTCTGTAGCTGAAACTGTTAATTCAACATTGACAATTAAATTGTCTTGGGCAACTTTGACTTTATTGACTGTCCATTTAAAGTTCATGGTGTTTCCTTAATCAGTTTTGTCGGATAGCTGAAAACACTGGAGTGGCTTGGTTGAACACAACAGTACCAAGTGCGCCGCCAGAATTTTGAAATACAAAAACTTCAACAAAATCGCCCACATTCATGCTTATCGTGGCAGTAACGCTGACGATATTACTATCGCCCGTAAACCCAACAAAAGTTTGTTGAGCAACAAATGTGGAGTTGTTTAATTTAATGCCTACAGACCGAGTTCCAACAGCGTTTGCGTCAAGACCAATATTTGCGGTGACGATATATTTGCCTTTTGTCGTTGCAGTCAAACGACTTGGATTTGCACTTAACGGGTCGTGCATTCCATCAGTGTCAAAATAAGTTGAGTTAAATGTCAACGCTGTTTGCGTGTTGTTGGGAATGCTTTGTGCTATGCTATTGTGAACTCTAGCGCCTATGCCATCGTTGATTGAAGAACACAGAGCGTTGCAGCGAAGTGCGTTAGCGTCTTTATTAAAATCTCCAAAACCATTGCCTTCACTGTCGCCTGCAAACCACCAAATGTCCCGAGCGCCATCGCCATAGCTAAGACCATACCCTGTGTTGTTTTCTGTAACGCAACCAACCAAGGTGTTTAGCTGAGAGCGATCAAATCTAAACCCGTCAGCGGAATTGCCGAAGCTGAAGCAATTGACAAAAGTGCCGCCACCAGCATTGGTGGTAAACGAGTCAAGATAAAACCCGTTGCCACCGTTTGCAATTGTGGCTATGTTGTAACAGCCAAAAATATTGGTGTTAACAGAACCGACAGGATCGCCATTTCGGATGCCGTTGCCGCCCATTGAGTTGATAGTCAAATCGTTTAAAACAGAGTACGGCCCAAACACCCAAATGCCATCGCCAGTGTTTCCGACTTGACCAGTCAAAGCAAAATTATCAAGTGTGACGTTTGAGCCAATAATTTTTATGGCAGCAGTGGTCATCGTAGACTTCTTAAAAATTCTCGATGCCGTGGTGTTTTCTCTGGACAAGCCTGTGATACGGACAGGCTTGTTTACGTCAATCGTAGACGAGATCAAGTGAGCTGGGCCAAGCTGGATTACCCAGCCGCCAGCGGGAGCAGCGGCAATTGCAGCATTGATGGCCGCAGTGTCATCTGCAACGCCATCGCCTACCGCGCCATAGTCCATGACGTTGATCGGCGCGTAGCTGATCATTGAGTAAGTTGCTTTAGTCAGAGACATTTTTATCCTTAAACTGGGTAAGCAAACATCAAGCGAACAGCTTTTCCGCTAAGAGTTAGATTAGTTACATTTGCAGCTGTTGTTTGGTTATATAAGTAAAATTCAGTTGATGCTTGAGACAATAGCCCATACATGCTGATACCAGCATCGCTAAATGTAACAGAAGCGCCACTTCTAGATGGTGAGTAAACACCATTTGAATCAGCAACAGTAAAAGGTAACCCGCCAATTCTTGAACTTAAACCACTAGCTGTTGCAGGATAAATAACAAGCACTTGGGCAATAACCATGCGGCCAATTTTGGTATAAGAACCATAGGAATTTGAAAAAGTCAGCCCTGCACCGCTATTGTCTACGGGTGTCCAAGTGCCTTCTTCATAGTCGTTGAACAACTCGCTTGTGCCTGTGCCCGGTGTAGCAGAAAAGTCGATGCCTTTGCCCGAGGTGCCAATGATGAGGTTGCCGGTGGACAATGTAACATCACCAGCAAAAGTGATTGGTGTGGCAATCTGGCTGGCGCTAATGATGGATGAGGCGCTTTTTAACATTCTGGTTCTCCTTAGAACACGAATTCAATGATCGATGTGAGTGGCGGAGCTTCTGAGAATGTGACATTCCCGCCAGCAAATGTGTAAGTGTTTTGATTCTGATACACGCCGTTGATGTAAATCAGGCTTGGCACGAATGAAACTGCAAAAACTGTCTGCACTCCAGTGCCAGTGGCATTGACATATAAATTGCCAGCAGAGCCTGGGAAGGCATTGCCATTCAGCGAGGTGTAGACCACGCTGCCATTTTTGTCTTTGACCTGAATGCTGTAATCACTGCCCACGTAAAACCGTGCTGGCGTACCCTGATAGACAGGATAGCCGCCGGAGGTGCGGATTGGCTGCACAGCAGGGATGGTCAGGGCTGCATCAAAGAAGGCTGCTATCGGGTTGGTGATGGGGTTCAGGTTGACCACGCCCACGTTGATAAAGCCATCCTCAAGCGGCTGTCCGTCAGTCCCAGCAAATGCTGGATATGGTGGTTCTACTGATAGTGCTGACATTTATTCATTCTCCTGTGTAGATTGTCTGCCAGCTTGCATGGATTGCACAAGCCACCTCTCGCGCCAGCTCATCTCGCGTGGCATTTTGGCAGCCTCAGCAAAGCGCTGAAATGCGGCTGATCGTGCCACAGCTCTCACTGTAGCCTGGCTCGGTGTTTTGTTTGCGCCATCGATGGCCAATCGCTGAAACTCAGGCGAGGCAATCAGCTCGTCGGCTGCCTTGATCACCTGCGGCTTGACGCCCTTGCTCAGAGCTGCTGTCAGGCCGGACGCAATGCCAGCGCCTGGCAGGCCGACGGCAGTTGTGGCGGCCTCGATGGGCAGACCAATGGCTGCACGCTTGGCCACCATGAAGACGCTGCCCAGTAGCGAGTCTGCGCCTTGCAACTCCTGCTGGACGGCCTGGATGCGGCCTGTGGTGATGCGCTCACGGCTGGCCTTGCGCACGTTGTCGGCGACCCGGTACAGGTCCGACAGCGACTTTCTGGCTGGCTGCGGCAGGTTATTCATCAGCGCAGCGTAGGCTTGCTTGTTCTCTAGCAGGCCTTT